CTTCTGCGAGTTGGTGACAAACTCGTCTTCACCATCGATGATGGTGATGCCTTCGTTGCCCTGAAGGCGCTTCGTCATCAGCACCCAATTTTCGAGTGCCTTCTGCGACTTGCCGCCTTCGGCGAGGATCTTGCGCAAGCCCTTCAGCTTGTAGGTTCGCAAGTAAGCCTTGTAGACGAGCTGGGCCATGCCCATCGTGGCGCTGTCGAACGCCAGCATGCGGTCGTAAAGCCGCTCGTAGACCGAGAGGCCCCACATGTTCTCCATGATCTTCTGCCACCACGGCAGCTTGATGCCGTCGATGCGGATCACGCGCGAGTGGTGGATCTTGCGACCGCGGAACGCCGGCGCATCCGGCGTGACGTGGTAGTACTTCGGCATCCCGATATCGGGACCCATTTCGGTGACGAGGTCGCCGAAATCGCATTCGACCATCCAGCGGTCGAGCACGAGAATTCCCTTGAATGCACCCTTGCCGATGCGGTCGACATTGAGCGGCGTGCTGGTGTCCTGGCCGTCGATCATCAAGACGCCAAGGCAGCCGCCGTATAGCCGCGCCCACTTGATGACTTCGTTCAGAGACGGCCAGACGCCGAGACGGACAAGCGCGTCTTGCAGCGCTTCGACATCTTCGGGCGGCATCGTCGAATTGATATCGATGCCGGCGCGGGTCATGTCGTCGGCGACGCAATCGACGGCGACGCCGCCGATCCAGGAGCCGCGATAAATCCATTCGAGCAGCACGCGGATGCGTGTGATCGGATTGAACCCGTAGGTCGAGGTCGTCAGCGAGTTGTCGGTGCCGATGCCGATCGATTGCTGGAAGTTCTGGTAGGCGTCGGCCGTCTTTGCCTTGCTGGCCTTTGCGGTGTCCTTGATCTGCTTGCGCTCGGCGCGCTGCGCGCGGTCCATCGTCGCTTGCGTGACGCGGACCTTTCCCGGCTCTCGAACTCTTGGCATCTGCTATCCGAAAGCCTTGATCCAGTGCTCGAGCGTGGAGTCGACCTCGACTTCAGCGGCGGCCAGTACCAGCGCATCCCAATCGTCCGGAGACACGCCCTTGGTGCGCTTCTTCATCATCTTCTTGGCCTCCATGATGATGAGGCCATTGGACGTGTAGTCGTATTTGATCTGGCCGGCCTGGCTCATCAGGTCGTCCATATCGCCGGGCTTGTCCTCGACCAGCGCGATGCGGCCTTCGAGAAACATTTCGCGGACGAACCAATTCAGCTCCGCCTTGAGATTTTTGAATATCTCGTCGGGGCCGCGTTCGTTGTCGTCACTCTTGTCTTGCTCGGCTTGCTCTTGCGCGCCTTCGCCGACGTTGACCGGGATGATCTCGCAATCTTCCGGTATCTCGCCGTCGCGCTTCAGCTCATTGAGGCGGTCGGTGACGCCGCCGCCGAGGCCTGCGTCGTCGATCTTGACGCGTTTCGCGCCCGTGTCCTTGATGGCGCGGACCACGAGGCCCACGACATACATCAGGTCGCGGTTGTGATCCTTGGACAGTCGCCGAAACACGCCGCCGCGGCGGTGCATGATGACGGTGTGGTCGCCGCCGAAGCGGGCGACGTCGACGCCGAGATCGTTCGGCTCGCCCGGTTCTAGCTAGCGCTCTTTCGCTGCGTAGATCGCGGTCAGCGGAATGAGGCTGTCCGACGACTGTTCTGGAAAGACGCCCAGTACCTTCGATTGATAGAGTGGCGAAGTCTCGCCCCAGCTCCGCAGCTTTTCGTCGACCCATGTGCGGCTGACGAGCAGCGGCCGCAGCCAATCCGGTATCGCTTCGCCGGTGAAGTTCGGCGATTCGAAAGCGCTGATGCCGATGACGTTCCAGCCAGAGCCCGGCTTGCAGACGTTGGCGAACTGCGTGTTCGGATCGTCCGGATTGCCGATGCACAGCATCCGGCTATCTTCGTTGGCGATCAGCGAGTCCGCCGCATCCCACAATGCGTGGGCGATGCCGCAGGCCTCGTCGAAGATCACGAGCACATAGCGCGCGTGAATGCCTTGGATCGCGGTCGGGTCGGTGTCCTTCGGCGATCGGCCGAAAGCCACGAGCTCGTCGCCGAGGTACCATTCGGTTTGGTTCATGCGGCCGGGGAGACCAGCCGCGCGCTGAACGCGCGCGAGTTCGCGCCAGAGCAGCGCCTTGACCTGGTGCCCGGTCGGCGCCAGCGTGACGACGAAAGCCTCGCCGGGCGGCCACACCGAAATCCACCACGCGGCCACGCGCGCAGCGAGCGCGGTCTTGCCGACATCGTGGCAGGACCTGACCGCGGTGCGGCGATGGACCTGTACGGATTCGCAAATCTCGCGCTGCTTCGACCAGATGACACCTTTCAGTGCATCGACGATGAAACCGGCCGCGTCGCGCTGCCATTTGGCGTAGCGCTTGGTCAGGCCGTCTCGCGATCGCGCGGCATTGCGGATCGTTAGCTCGCGAAGCTTGCGGAGCCGTTCAAGATTCTCCTTCGTCGCCGGTAGACTCTTCAGAAGATCCGCTGCGCTGTTCGAGTTCGCGGATCGCTTCATCGATTTCGGCTACCGTGGCATTGAGAACCAGCGAGCGGTCGTGCTCGCCCAGCACATGCTTGGAAAGGTGAGTGGTCATTGCGACGCCGGCGCTGTTCGGCATCTGCGCGTGCCGCCATTGCAGCCGCTTCAGCGAAATCTTGAATTGCTGTCCGCCTTCATCCCAAGCCCGCTTCAGCTCCGGGTTCTCAGCAAGCTTTCGCTTCAGCGTTCGCGGCACCGTCCCGAATAAAACCGCCGCCTCTTCAATTGTTAAACGTAGAAGCGCAGCCTTCCGAAGTTGATCGGCGTCGATCTCTATTGGCGGCCGGCCGTTTCTCTTCGGCTCTTTCGCCTTTTTCTTTCCACCCATAGCAGAAGTGTCTCGCCTCCCAAGGTTATAAAAAAGAGTAGAAAAGACAGCGGTTTGAGAACATTATTTGAGAATCGACTTCAAAGCCGAGGCTCAACCACATGATCGCGCTCAATGATGACGGCGTATCCGTCAAAGGCTGTTCGTATATCTACGCACCGAAAGGGCAGGCTGGCGAATATGCGCCGCTCGCCGCCAACCCCTATCGCGGCTGCGGCCACAAGTGCGCCTACTGCTACGTGCCGAAGATCACCGGCCAGGACCGCGCCGAGTTCAACCAAGGCGCTGTCGTTCGCAACGACGGCACCTATCTTGATTTGCTGCGCAAAGACGCTGTGAAGTATCGCAGCGCTGGCATCACCGAACAGGTGATGATCTCATTCACGTCCGACCCATACCATCCGGGCGACACGTCGACGACGCGCGCAGCTCTCGAAATCCTGATCGACCACGGCCTTGCCATGTGCACGCTCACGAAGGGCGGCACGCGAGGCCTGCGCGATATCGACCTATTCCGCACAGACCGCGACGCCTTTGCCTCGACGCTAACCAGCCTCGACGATCGCTTCAGCGAGAAATGGGAATCGGGCGCTGCGTTGCCGCGCGACCGCATCATTGCGCTCGAACGCTTTCACGAGCGCGGCATCTTCACGTGGGTCAGCCTGGAACCGACCATCGATGTCGAGGCATCGCTCGCTATCGTCGACGCGACGCACCGCTTCGTCGATCTCTACAAAGTCGGCCGCGTCAACTACCTGCCGATCACCAAGACCACCGACTGGCGTGACTACACGCTGCGCATGATCGACAAGCTGCACCAGCTCGGCAAGGCGCACTACATCAAGAAGGATCTGCAACCCTTCCTGCCGGCCGGCTATCACAACCCGCTGCGCGTACCGCAGCATCACTGATGCCGCGCATCAGGCAATTGTTGTTCTGGACGGCGTGTGCGCTCGGCCTCGCGCTGGCGATTTATATGCAGGCCGAGATGATCGCCGGCGCTTCGCATGATTGCGTTCGTGAGGGCTGGATGCCGCTATTCGGGAACTGCGACAATGAGCCTTGACAGCACCGACGCCGAAACTATCGCGCGGCGCATCCGCTCTGAGAATGGCGGTGGAATCATGGACCACAATTATTTGGTCTATCAGATGGGTGGCCGTCCTGGTGCCGCCCCTTACGGTTGGCGCGACAGCCGCATTCATGCTGCAATTGAAACCGCTGTTCGCCTGAAACTGATCGAGCGGACCGAAGATCTTTGGACTCGATATAGAGCGCTCTAACCCTTCCCCTTAAGCACCAACCCGATATAGCGCATCGACATACCGGTCTTTCCCTCGGCCTGCCAGCGCTTCTCAATCGTGCAATTCATCCGCCGCACAAGGCCCGCAATCGCGCGGTCGATGACGGCGTTCTGTTTCTTGCCGAGGCCGACGTGCTTGGTGTTGAGCCCGGTCAGGATCGAGATCGCGGCGGGCACGAAATTCATCTTGTACGAGAAGCCCGACCCCTCGGTGAGGATAAGGCCGAACAGTTCGCCCGGCGCGACGCGCCGTCGATCGGCGACAATGACCGCCTGTTCCCAAGGCGAGCCGTAGGCGTCCAGGTCGATGATGCCGAACTGTGAAAGGTCGATGGCGCGCAACACGCGCCGATTGTCCGCGCGGAACATCAGGCGGCTGTCGCCTTGCGGCTTCAGATCGCAGCCCGTGTAATTCCCGGCGTCTTTCCAGACTTCCGAGAACATCTTGCCCGACCCGCCGAAGGCGTCGAACACGGCAGCTCCGGCGCCGATGGTGGCGAGCACGTTGCGGCGGATCGCGACCTTGGCCTTGAACGCCTGCGGGTTGTTGTCGGTCTTGGTGCCAGATTTGAATGGCATCAGATCACGGCGACGTTGACGGCCTTCGTCTTGTTGCCCTTTTCGGACTTCGTGATCTCGTAGCTCACGCGCTGGTCGGCGAACACCTCGTCACGGCCGCCAGCGATGCCGGAGCGGTGGAAGAACACTTCGGCTCCCTTGTCGTCGGGGACGATGAAGCCGTAGCCCTTTTCGTCGGAGAAGAATTTGACGGTGCCTTTGAACGTCGCGGACATTGGTGAAGCTCACTCCACTGGAAAATGAAAGCGGCCGCTTCGTGTTAAGAAGCGACCGCAGTGATTGCGCAGCTTTCCTTCGGTACAAGGGGCGCGGTACCGGCGCGCCACTGCGCGCACTCGCTAAAGATTATTTTGCTTCATCGTCAATCGGGACGCACAACACGTAACTTGATCGCAGCGGCGTCTTTTCGTCGATCAGCACGCCGCGCGCCAGCTCGCACGTGACTTTGGTCCTGTAAGCTCCAACCTTGAATACGGAACCGGACGCCAGTCCGCCGCCCATCAGAATTATAAGCACATAGGCCATCTACGCCACCTAACCGACGCTGATCGTCCCTTGCTCGACCGTTACGCCGGCGTAAGGCTTCAGGGCGTCTTGCAGCGCCTTCAGCGCGTTGGCCTGTTGCGCGAGCGGGCCGCGGATTGAAATCCAGAACTCGTCGTCGACCGGGCCGGTCTCGATCTCTTTGACCTCGAGCTCGTCGGGCTCGGCGAGGATGCGGGACAACTCGCCGGGCGAGAAGCCCAGGTGCAGGGCGTTCTCGCCTTCCTCCTGGATATCTAGCAGCACGCCGCGCAGGATGTCGTCATCCCAGCGCGAGTTCTCGCCGATGCGGTTGAGCGCCAAGCCCAGCGCCGCATACTGCGCCTCCGACAGGCCAGCGACTACACGAACCCCGATTTCTTCCCAGCCGATCCGCTTGATCGCTTCGAGACGGCCTTCACCGCCGATGAGCTGGCCGTTCGGACGAAGGATGAGCTTTTCGATGTAGCCGAATTGCTCCATCGACTGGACAAGCTGCGATACCTGCGACTCCGGGTGCTTCTTTGCGTTGCGCGGATCCACCGTGATCGACGCGACCTTGCGGACTTCGTCGGTGATCACCGGGCCGCCGGTGCCTTCCGCTTTTGTTGGCTTTGCCATCAGACACGCTCGATCGAGTGTGAGAAGAAGCGATCTTGCTGCTTTTCAGCGCCGTCAAACCAAACACAGTCCACGACTGCGCCTGTTTCGCTTACCCTCTCGACCGTCATCTTCGGCTCAGCGCCGACGACCAGCCGCCTGATATCGCCAATGCGATAGTAACGCAGGCCGAAACTGCGGCGACTCGATTTCAAGCGAACAACGTCGCCGTTTTTAATTTGATCGGTCACTGGCACTGGCACTCCTTCACTGAAATGGTCCCCGACGCGCCGTGAACACGCGCCGGGGGTTGCTGCCCGCTCAGTGAGAGCAGCAAGGCGGTTGGTCAGGCCGCCGTTGAACTCAGAAGAAAAACATCGCGACCAGGACATCAGGTCACCCGGCTAAATTCGCGCCAGTGCCAGATCATCCGGCATACCTCGTATTCCGGCACCTTGAGGTAATCGGCAATCTCGGCGGTGTTGAAGCGGCGAGACCACATGCGTAACGCTTTTTCGTAGCGCTCGAACATCCGCCGTTCGTCGGCATCCACGTCAGGCCGGATCCCAATCTGGCGCGACGTAGGTTGACGGCGCGGACTGGGGCAGCGCGGCGATGCGCTCCGCGGTCGATTTGTAGAGCAGGTTGTTGGTCACGAGCGGTGGCCGCTGGTAATGGCTTGGACGAGGTGCGGGATCGGCATGGTGCTGCCACTTGCAATCGTCGCACACCGGCGTGCGCTTGTACGGCGTGCACCAGCACATCACGCGGTCTCCATCGATGGCGCTTCGCCGACGGTCAGCATCACTGGCGGATGGGTTAGACTGGTGATGGTCAACAGGATCGGCGCGCCCTTGGCGATCGCCGCAATCTCTTCCGGCGTCGGCAGCCAGGCGCTGGTGAGCTGGCTAAGACCACCGACAACTTCGTGGCGGACTGGAAGCGACAGACAAACGCCGTCGCGTTCGCGGTCCCAGTTCTTCGGCTCGCCGAGAATTCGATTGGCGCCCTGGACACGGCCGATGTGCATGGTCGGGTACTCCGTACTGGTCGTTTCTCGCGTGCGCGCGCGAGTCGGTGGCGAAAGGTTGGCCGGCCGATTTTCGCAAATCGCCAATTAACCCATTGATGTTGTTGAAGGCCAATTCCGGGGCCGGACCTTTTTCGGCATTTTGGAATTGTGGGGTTTCGGGACATTGCCTCGACAATGCCTGTGACATTGCGAGCGCCGTCAGGCGCGCGAGCAAAATCGCTGCCTCGTTACATCGCGCGGTATCTCGGGAAGTGTCTGTGGGGACGTCTCGTTGCCCGGGGTCTGCGCGGGCTTGTTGCCCGCTCGCCCCTTCGCCGCCTTCTGTCCGCTCGGGCACAGTTCGGCCATCACGTCTGCGCGCGATGGAGGCCGCGCAATTTTCGGCATGTCAAGCGTGACATGCGTGACATTTGGAAAGTGACATTCCAAAAACCGAATTAGGTCTTTGAAAAATCTTCCGGATATTTTTTTGCGTGACATAGCGTGACATCGCGAAAGTGACATTGCTGTTTTCGCAGATGTTGACCGAAATTAACTTTCACTCGGCCAGAATCAAATCACCTCGGCGGTGCGCGCGGCCATCGTCACAAGCTGCTTTGTGAACGCGTGAAGGTGGGCGGAGTAGGGGATCGCTCGCTCGTTCTTGGCGGCCTGTTGCTGGCGGTAGAGTTTGTATGCCGCGTTGACCTGGGCGAGGCCTCCGTTGAGGCGCTGGGTCTCGACGTGAGCCAGGATCTGGTCGACCGCGGCATATGCGACCGCGACGACTTCGGCCGTCGATCGAAATGGTGCGCCGAGATGGGCGGCCGTGTTGACGATGTGGTCGCGCAAAACCTTCGGATCAGTGTCGGCGCCTTCGTGATGGTCGGCCGGCGCGCGGCACAGCGAATGGACGAGCTGCGCGTGCGATGGCTTGAGCCAGAACGTCTCGAAGTTGATGGGGTCTAGCTTGCTCTCGACGAGCTGCGGTGATGGCTCGAACGTCGCCCAGCAACCGGGCTTGTTCGGCATTCCCCATATTCGGATCGCGGCGAGGTCCAGCGCGCCAATGAAATCGAGCGCGAGGCCGATTCTGACCATCTCAGCCGCATTCCCCATGCCCCAAACGCTCTAAATCAGGCCCGTAAAGCCCGAATTAACAGCCATTCTGTTTCACGTGAAACGAAAAAAGGCCCTGATTTGAAATATTTAGACTATCTAGCTGATTTTGTGAGACTTTCTGCCGAATAGTGTTGACAGTTTTTCTGTTATTTTCTACATTTATTCCATCGAAACCGGGGCCACGCCCCACCACTGGCAGGGAGAAAAGCCAAATGACCGCAAAGACCAAGACCGCCGCCAAGAAGCCCACCGGCCAGTCGGCCGCCGCCTTCAAGGCATGGGCGACCCGCCGCAGCAACGCCCGCAAGGCCAAGCGCTCCAAGAAATAGCGGTCCCGAAAATCGACCTTACGCCCGGCTCCGAAAGGATACCGGGCTTGAGGCATCAGGAGGGGGTCCCCTCCGTCACCGGGGCATCGCCCCACCATCGCACAAGGGAGAACAGTGCAAATGTCGACCACTCTCACAAACGCTAACCGCCAATGGGAAAGCCGCCCGGCCGATGAGCGCTTCGGCTCGCTCGAAGCCATGCACAAGGCCGCGCTCGGCTACAAGACTTCCGCGACCGTCAAAGATATCATGTCAAATGCGCTGACCGTCGCCGCCAAGGGCAACGATCTGGTGCTGACGGCGAAGGGCTGGGAAGGCGCGAAGCTGAACAACTATTCGTTCGGCCAGGTGTGCCAGCGCGCGAAGGCGCCGGCCGCTTACCTCAACACGCTGCCGACCGAAATCGCGGCCGATTGCCTCTCGCACGGCCTGCGCCGCGCTGGCGACGACAAGGCGCTGCAAATCCTGACCGGCGCCAACACCACGCGCGCCGTCACTTCCGACAAGTACTCCCGCATCTGGAACGCGGACATCACGAAGCGCTTGCTCGAGCTCGAAGCGCGCGGACCTTGGCAGCCGGCTCCGGCCGCCTTCGACGGCTCGCGCGGCCTGTACCTCGGCGAGCGCGATATGTTCGCGTTCCTCGTCGACAACGAGCGGCGCATTTTCGAGAAGGGGCCGGGCGGTGGCCTGTCGCGCGGGTTCTTCGTTTCCAACTCCGAAGTTGGCGACGCGTCATTCGACATCATGACGTTCTTTTACGAATACGTCTGCGGCAACCATCGGGTGTGGGGCGCGCAGAATATCGCCAGCGCCAAGGTCATCCATATCGGCAAGGATCAGTCGACGAAAGCCTTCAGCACGATGGCTGTCGAAGTGAAGAAGTACGCCGAGGCGTCCAGCAAGGACGACGAGCTGATGGTGGAGCGGTGCCGCCGCTTCGAGATCGGCGCGAGCAAGGACGACGTGCTTGACGCGATCTTCAAGCTGAAGGTGCCAGCCATCACCAAGACCATCGCCGGGCAGGCTTACGATCTCGCAGAGCAGCGCGTCGATTGGTACGGCTCGCCGCGCACGGCCTGGGGATACGCCGGCGGCCTCACCGAGATCGCCCGCGATCTGCCGAACGCGAACGACCGTCACGCGCTCGACTGCGCCGCGACCAAGATCATGGAAATGGCAGCCTGATCAACCGGGGCGGCGGTGACGCCGCCCCACCTTTCCCATCACCAACACGGAGCAAGGCAAATGGCCTTTCACGTCACGCTCGAAAACTCAGCCGGACCTATCGACGAACGCCGAGTCTACTCCGACGACAGCGACGAGTTGAAAGCGGCTATCCGCGATCTGATCGACGAAACCGCCTACTTCAACGACGGCGACGTCATCCGCATCCGCGAAGTCTGATCTTTCAACCCATCAACCCAATGGGGCAGCGCCCCGCCTGTCGAGGATGAAACGATGCCAAAGCCTAACGACCTTCAACGCATTCTTGCCGAGCGCACCGATTCCGCGCGCCGCTCTTTTTGGTCCGATGACCCGCTGAACATCACGTTCCGGCAGGAAACCGGCAAGACCACCTTCAGCCTGCGCGAGTTCATCGCCTTCGTTATCGAACTTCCGCAAGAGCAGTTCGAGGCCTGCACCGCCAAGCATCGGGAGGGCGCGCGATGAACTTCCATCAGACAAAGCCGCTGACGCCAGCGCAGAAGGCATGGGAAACGCGCCGCGCGAAAGCCGAAGGCCGCGCGATCGTCGAGGCCCGCAAGATCGAGGCCGCAGCTCCGCCGCCCGAAACCATTTCGCCAGCGGCCGATGCCCGACACGTTCAGCTCTGGCTTGACCGGCAGGACGTTGGTTGCGGCTATCGCCGCTACACAGTGCTGGACGTCGGCGACCGCACGGTGCGGCTGTTCTCTGCCTCGAAGCTGATTGCGATCGATGTCGATCGCCGCGAGTTCGACCAGTGGGCGAAGCCCGTCCGTCACAAGGGCACGACGGTCTCGAACATCATCAAGCGCAATATCGCGATGGTTGACCGCGTGAACGACGAGGCCGGCGCCATCGTTCTGTTCGATGGTGGCGAGGCGGCGCAGCGCGCATTGGCGGTGCTGCGATGACCTGCATCGTCGATTTGATCGCGGAATATCACGAATGGAACAAGGCGCAAGGCCTGCACCTTGGCAGCGCCGACGAGCATCTGCATGACGAGTCCTTGACCGCCGAGCAGCGCGCATGGCTTGCCGACTTTAGCGGACGATGGGAGGCCGCTGCAGAGGCAGAGTACGCCCAGCGCAAATGCCGCCACCGCGACGACGGGCGTGGCCGCTGCATCGACTGCGGTGCCTTCACATGACCCGCCGCGCCATGAGGATACTTGTCGCCTGCGAATTTCGCGGCACGGTGCGGCGGGCATTCGCCGCACTCGGTCACGACGTTTGGTCATGTGACCTTCTGCCCGCTGAGGACCGCAGCAACCACCATATTGTCGGCGACGTTCGCGACATTCTCGACGACGGGTGGGACCTGATGATGGTTGCGCACCCGCCGTGCACGAGGCTTTGCAATTCGGGCGTGCGCTGGCTTCACGTGCCGCCGCCCGGCAAGACCAAAAAGCAAATGTGGCGCGAGCTGCGCGAGGGCGCGGATCTGTTCTCCGATCTCTGGAATGCGCCTATTCCGCGCATCGCCGTCGAAAACCCGGTGATGCACTGCTACGCCAAAGAGCGGATTGTGGACTATGAGCCGCCAGCGCAGACCGTGCAGCCGCATTGGTTCGGTGATCCGGAGTTCAAGGCGACCAGCCTTTACCTCCGCAACCTCCCGCCGCTCGTTCCGACCAAGCGCCTGACGCCACCACGGCCAGGAACCGCGGAGCACAGGGCGTGGTCGAAGGTGCACCGCGCAGCGCCCGGCCCTGATCGCGGAAAGGACCGCAGCAAATTCTTTCCGGGCATCGCCGCCGCAATGGCAGAGCAGTGGGGCGGCTCATGTCTG